TCCAGAACGGGTGTCTCTCCTCACGCAAACTCTGCAGTCATATAGTCATACAACTGTCTGATGGTAACAAAGTTAACTTCGTGATAAGTGCGTCCCCAGTACCTTAATTCATCACGAAGTGACTCTGATATCACGTCTTCTCTACAATCCTCCAGTATTGTGATCAGTCTTTCAGCGAGTGGGTCTCTTCCTGCATTGAGGACAGAAGCCTGAATTCGAGTAGCCAAATCTAGGGGTCGTTTCCCGGGTTCAGGAAGGAATAATTTAGCTATACGGGATTCAGAATCCTGCAGATACCACCTACCGCCGACAAGCTTGAGGCCTAACCAGTGTATTCCTACACATGATTTTTGGGGGTGAATTACATAGCTAGTTAGTCCAATGACGGCACGTAGATAGCCTAGGTCAGATTCAGCTATGACGTCGTCACCGTAGCATTTGTAATTTTCAACTCCGCAGTATTCCATTAGAAAAATTGAAATGAGAGTGCCAATAATGTGAGTGAACGATGACCCTGTTCTCACACCGTATGTCAACTTGAATCGCGATCCACCGTATTCAGCGGTACAGTTCAAGTGGTTGTGGATTATGGACTCCAAAATCCGGCGTTCAACTTCTGAAAGTTCAAAACTTTTAGAAATCTCTTCGAAAACGCCTTCTATGAGCCAGGTCGGTGCACAGAAGTCGAATCCCTTGAAATCAAGAGAAACGGCATGCCGTTTGAACTGGTGTTGTAGAATCTGTCCTCCATGTCTATCCCATGTCCAGCCAGAACCCCATTTTGTGTGGGGATGTGCCATCATCGCTTCCTGAAATGGGTGAGCAAAAATTTTCTCGACGAAAGCGATTGGTCCAGGTGTAACAACGATGATTCTAGACTTCTCAGGCTCAGTACGCTTAACGAGGTGACTTCTAAAGCCAATTCGGTAAATGTAATCCAAGCATGGATCGCCAGAAGCCATACGATTGTACACTTCCAAAACTTCTTTCTCCGGAATGTCATTTTTGGTCTTAGCTCCTGATTTGTTAAAACCAGCTGATTTTCCCAGGTCAGTAAAGCAATTATGTTTGACATTTTCGATAGGATAGGTGGACAAACCCCTAATACCACTCAACACCTCACGTAGCCCCTTGAAGCCAGCCTCCACTCGGCTTTCATTCCATATGGCATTTTCTATGGTTTTTGCGTAGTTGTCATATTTCACCTTCCATCGGCCAAAGGCTTGTTTGCCCGGCTTTGATCTTTTATACTTGGATTTAACTTGAGAGAGACGTTTCAGTTCAGGGTGCGCGAGTAATAG